TGATTAAGTTGGCTTCGTTGATGAATAGCACATCCCTTGCTGGTCCTCTTGCCTTGCTTTCATCTTCTAATCCAAACAGTTCAATGTAAGACCCATTAGGGTAAGTGTATATAAAATCCGAAAAGCTAAAGTCATTGTCTTGCCATAAACCCCAATTCTCCATTATAGATTTAAAATCTCTATAAACACCTCGTTTAATATGTGGAAGGGAATGCGACACTATTGAAATCCTAGTCTTTGGATTGTTGTAGGCTATCTCAATCAGTAACTGAACAATGGAATAAGACTTTGAACTCCTTGTGCCACCTTCATTGCAAATGACAGGATAGCTGCCTTCGTATGCTCTTTTGTTGGCAAAGAATACTGGTGTTGCATTAATCTTCAATTGGTTTGCATCGGTCATCTTCTTGTATTACTATTTGAACGTTACCTTGTATGTTTGCGTTGATGTCGGTTGTTTGTTTTGCTCTACCTTCTAATCGGTCAAGAATCTCCTGATAAGCCCTTAAATCGGATTTCATTGCCTTTGCAATTATCTTCATATCTAACTGTTCAGCTATTGTAAACTCCTCATCTTCGCCTGTAACAGGGTTACGCACTTTGGTAACTAATTGTAGTAAACGCAATAGTCTTGTTTTGCTATGTTCAACTCCTTTAGGTTTCCCTGCTGGGTTTCCTGATACTCCTTTAGGGAATGGTGTTAAGTTTTCGGGATTCGGCATTATCGTTGTATTATCACTGAATTACAAAGGTAATCCGTTCTTCTTTATTATCAATGATGGGTCAAGTTTCTTCATTCGGTCAAGAATAACTTGGCAGTATTTTGGGTCAAGTTCCATACCATAGCATTTGCGTTTTAGTTGATGTGAAGCTAACATTGTAGTTCCTGAACCTAAAAATATATCAACAATTATGGTAGCATCCTTGCAAAACTCATTAATCATTCTGCTAATTAATTTAGACGGCTTCATTGAAGGGTGTTGTCTATTTCTTGCCTCGTTAGGGTCATCTTTACTTAAAAATCCAAACCACTCAAAATCTAATACAAATCTTTTATGTTTATTTAAAGACCAACATAACTCAAAACAATTTCCTATGCCTCTTTGTTGTGCTTCACTGCTTCTTTTATTCCAAACAAGCCAACTTCCATCTTTGCCATAATTAGGCAATAAATCAACAAAATAATCTGCACCCCAAATAAATATTTCTTTTGTTTTAGGAAATGATGCAAAAATTGTGTTTATTAATTCAGGTGTAAAATCTTCATTATCACCTATTATTTTATCATATTTATTTCCTGTTTTATTACCTTTAAATCCTATTGAATTTTCAGTACCTTTTATTTTTGAATAATCAGTATCTAAAAACATTCCATAAGGGGGGTCAGTAAATACCATATCTGCCTTTTGTCCGTTCATTAGCTTTGCCACTTGGTCGCTATCCGTACTATCGCCACAAAGTAATCTGTGTTCTCCTATCTCAAATAAATCCCCTAATACAATATCCGTTTCAATTCCGCCATCAGGTACTGCAAAGTCATCTTCTTCGGCTTCTAAATTGTTTACATCAAAGTTTGGTATGTCTAATCCCCAATCAGTAAGTTCCTGTGCATCCCAATTATTAGCTAGGTCATCCCAATCCCATTCTCCATATCCTACATTGTCTTTTACGATAAATTCCTTTTTCTTTTCCTCGCTTAAATTGTTAGCGTGGATTACAGGTACATCCGTAAGCCCAGCTTCAATACACGCCTTTAGTCTCATATTGCCACCTAAAACCATATTGTTTTCATCTATTACAATTGGTCGTAGTTCAAGCATTTGGGGGAAATCTTGGATTGACTTAACTAGTTGTTTAAACTTATGGTCTTTGCAAATTCTTGGGTTATTAGGATTTGCTATAATTAAATTAATATTCATATTGCCATTTATAATTTTGTACTAAATTGACTTCCCCCCTGCAACAAGAACAAATATTACCTCTATTAAATCCTGTTTGCCTTGATGCTTCGTGAGCAGATTCAAATATATTTACAACCTCGTTTGTTATTGAATTTATTTGTTTTACTTTTTTTCTAGTTCTAATTGCTATATAATCAAAGTTAGGTTTAAATAAGCCATTTTTAAGTGCGTGTCTAGTGTTTTCGCTTTTAGTTATAAACTCTAAATTTTCTAAAGTATTATTTCCTTTATTTCCGTCTTTATGGTTTACATCTAATTTTGATTCTCCTATCCAATTAATAGCCACTAATCTATGTACTGTTTTTGTACTATGTTTCCCATCTTTGCAAAGAGTAACTATTTTATAGTTGGATTTATCACTTGCTGCCTTTAAAATCCTATTAGTAATTAGACTTTTAATATTGCCTTGATTACTTGCTTGGTACAAATTTTCGTACCCCTTTATGTCTTTAAATTGTTCCATAATGCAAATATAAGACATTATTGTGAACTTCTTGGATTGTTTGGGTTTGGTTTGATTTCGTTTATTAACATTATCTATTTTTATTTACCATTTTTTTGTTCTTTCTCCTTTTCTTGTTATGCAAAATATAAAAAACAAGAAAAATAAAATCATCATACCATCATAGTATGCTTTTACAAATATTTCCATATTATCGGTTCTTTGTTGGTGTTCTTATAGATGCTGATTTAACAACATTATTTATAATTAGATTATTGTAGCCAATTTCTTTTTTACACTTGCATTTGATGGTGTGTTCCTTTATGGAACTTTGCCAAACATAGTCCTCAATAATTATTCCACATTTGCACTTGTATTCTCTTTTACAAAATGTATCTTTCATTATCCTTGTCGGTTATATGGTTTTGTTGGTTTGTCTTTCGGTCCGTTACTTTTTTTGTACTTACCTTTTTTTCTTGTGCCAAAGTTTACCTTCCCAGCTGCGTTAAGTTTCGCCATTATTTATACTTTTCTATTAATTCGTTTAATTCAGTCCTTGACCATTTCTTTATGAGCCTGTGTTGGCTTTCTAGGTGTAAAACCATTCGTTCGCCTATTTTATCAATTAGGTTTCTGCGATACCCTATCAGGTGGAATTGGTCAAAGCCATTACAGGATTTACATTCTCCGTTGACATTGTACTCATCAAACCTTAATGCTGAACTTCCCTTAACAGGTACATAATGCCCAGCATCCATACTTTCATAATCTCTAACCTGACCGCAACTAATACAAGTAAAATATCCATCTTGACTATCTCTAGTCCTAATGTAGCGGTTAAATATTTGTTGAGCCTTTGCGGTTAATCTTGGTATTGATTGTAAAGCCATAATGCAAAACTAGGGATTAACTTGTACACGAACAACTAAATGCTGGACTTAAATCGGTAAGGTCTTGCCCTTTAAATAAATCGTTTTGTGCGTAGTTTAGTAATTGTTTGTAGGTTGTATCTTGAAAGTATGTATGTCCTTTACCTTTTAATTTGCTCAATTCCTCATCCTCAATCCATTCGGTTGCCAATTCAGGATATGACCTTAAAATATTTATTACTGCATTTTTACCTTTAAGAAAACATAAAGTGCAGTTTCCTAATATAGCTGGAATTTCCAAAGTGTAAGGTTTTTTACTCCAATAGTCATTAACTTGTGCCTTATCAATACCTTGTTCGTATAAAGGGAATACAGGATATATGTAGGCTTGTCGTTTCTCATATCCCTTTACCCTTCGTTCCTCATCTGCCCTAAATCCTACCATCCACTCATAATCTTGTTTTCCGTAGTTTGCCCTTAACCATCTTTTAGCGGTTTTAATCTTTAGTTCAATGGTGCATTCCCTTTTAACTCTATTAGGTATTAATCTCCATTTCTTATGCTCCAGCATTCCTCTAAATCCGCCTTCATAACTTATTCTTGTTACAGGTATATTTTCGTATGCCTCAAAGTCATTTATAAATTTATAAGTCTTTGGATGCTCTCTACCTGTGTCAGCAAATAAAACAATATCCCCTTCACGATAGTTCATTATTGTCATCAATGCACTTGTCTTGCCTCCGCTAAAATTTATTACTCTTTTCATTTTATTGTTCTAAATATTATAATTCGGTCTTTATGGGTAAATCGTTTCTTGTTGACTGGGTTTAAAGATTGTTTGATTTGGTATTCATTTACTCCTGTTATTCTTTTAGCGTAGGATATGGATTTAAATATTATTTCTTGTTTTGTGTCTAGGTATATCATTCTCACTGGCTGCGAGTTCTCTGCTCCATTCATTTGCTATGTCGTTTAGTAATTTTGTTAATGGAATTAAAAATCCTTTGGAACTGTTGTTATCACCTCCGTTTTTAAGGAATAAGTTTTCTTTAAAATAACCCCTACAAACTTGTTTCAGTGCTTTAGTTGGGAATATAAAAGATATGTCAAGTTCATCTATTCTATAAATCCAATATTCTGCGGTGGTGGTTGCTAATCCGCTGGGCTTATTTCTTGATTCGTATTCAAAGAATAAGTTTCCTGTTTTGTGAATTAGCCTATCGTTTTTTACTTCAATATGTTTACCATCGGAAAACATATAATTTATTAAATCTTCGGCTTTTTCGCCAAAGTTTAGGTCGTGGGTAAAGCTGGATGAATATTTCATTTTAATAATCGTTTAATTTCGTAGTATAGGTCAAATGTTACCAATATGGTAATAGCAAGGATAAAGCCTATAAATATCCTTGTAAACTCTATTGTCAGCTTAAATAGTTCTTTCATCGGTTATTTGTTTTGGTTATAGGTTTGGTTGTAGTAATCTTCCGATTCTGCCATTCTTGATTCTAAACTAAAATGATGGTCTTGTTGTCCGTTTAAATGTGCATCTAATATCTGCTCTTTTTCTTTTTCAAGTGCATTTTTAATAGTAGCAGTTTTTAATATAGATTTTTGGCTTAAATCTATTTCATCTTTTAAACCTTCAATAAAAGAAAGTTCATCAATTAATTCTTGCATTGCTGTTTTTTGTTTCATTTGTTTATTATTTTATAGTAAATAATCTTGATTCCTTCCCAAATTAGTATTGTTAGTATTATTTTCATAGTTGGTTATTGTAGTGCATCATTAAAGAATACTTTTTACATTGTTGTTTCATTGTTTCCTCATCAATTA